GAAGTGCTTGGCTCACTAGGTTTCCCAGAAGACGAAACAGAATTATTTGACGCAGAGTACCAAGGTAGAAAAGTACCACTTAACAAACCCATGCGTGGTGACTCCAAGAAATTCAAAGTGTACGTCAAGGATCCAAAGACGGGCAACGTCAAGAAGGTGAACTTCGGACACGGTGGTACTAGTGCCAAGAAGGCAGGACAGAAGACCATGAAGATCAGGAAATCAAATCCAAAAGCAAGAAAATCATTCAGAGCACGTCACAACTGTGCGAATCCTGGACCTAAAACAAAAGCAAGATACTGGTCATGCAGGAAGTGGTAACATGAAGATCACTGAAGTCACAGGAATCACAGAACAAGAATTTGAACAACTAGCAGAGAAACAAGATGCCTGCTACCACAAGGTCAAGTCAAGATACAAAGTATGGCCCAGTGCCTATGCCTCTGGTGCACTAGTTCAGTGTCGTAAGAAGGGTGCGGCCAACTGGGGTAACAAAAGCAAAAAATGAAAATAAACGAGATACAAGAAGGATCAGACAGAGAATATCTCAGCCTTCCCAAAGAAGATATCGAGAGACTACGGGCAAAGTTCCTTCCAGACTGGGAGTACAAGGACAACAGCCTGCAGAAAAGATACAAGTTCGAGGATTACTTCGAAGTTATTAGATTTCTGATCAACACAATAAAGCCTCAAGAGAAACTAGATCACCATGCTGACCTAGGTGTGTTCTATGATGAGGTCCTAGTAAAGATTTACACACACAGGACAAATGATGTGTCCGATTACGATTTCATGGTAGCCATGCAGATGGACGCAATAGCCAAAATGAAACATGGAGCAATAAATCCCAATTACGACCTAAACGCATTGGTCGACGAAGGCACTAGATGTTGGAAGGGCTACACCAAGAAGGGCATGAAGACCATGTTCGGCAAAAGAGTGCCAAACTGTGTCAAGAGAGAATCGTTAGACATATGTGTCAACTGTGGCGGTTTAGTGTTTGAAGAAACACTCAACGAGAATCTTAAAAAATGGTTCAAGGACAAATGGGTAAGAGTTGGGCCAAAAGGAAAAATTAGAGGTGCCTGCGGTGGTAAGAGCAAAGGCGAGGGCAAGCCAAAATGTTTACCAGCCAAGAAAGCATATGCACTAGGTAAAAAAGGCCGTGCAAGTGCGGCCAAGAGGAAGAGAAGAAAAGATCCAAATCCCAACAGGCGTGGTAAGGCAATAAACGTCAAAACCAAAAAGAAAAAATAATTTGCATTCCAGACAGATCTGTTATATACTCGTTGGATAACAACAGGAGAAACAAATGGCAGTAAGAAACTTCAATGACGCGGAGAAGCAAAAGCTAATTCAAATCATATCACAGGGTTCACAGGTACTAGGCGAAGTGGATGACCTTAAAGGCGGTTTAAGAGATACAGTTAAAGCAATCTCAGAAGAGCTTGAGCTCAAACCCGCTCTAATTAACAAGGCAATTTCAATAGCACACAAGGACAACTACAAAAATCTAACTGACGACCTAGACACACTAGAGTCTATATTAGTAGCCGCAGGCAAGTTATAGTGTACAAGTTAATCAAGGACTTTTGGTTAACAAGTTACAGGACAGACAAAACTGCTTTCTACTATGAACTGGTTTCGGTAGTATTCACAATAGTCGGATCTTGTATCTTGACTTTTACCTCGCCAGAGCCTAAAATGGCATTAGTGTTTCCGATATATCTTATCGGATCAATAACACTTGCGATAGGTTCTTACAGGAGGAGAATAATCTGGACCACAGTACTGGCAAGTTGGTTTACGATAATGAATGTCATAGGAAACATCAAAGTATTTTTTTAGTAGTATGAAATTATTAATAATTGGTGATAGTTTTTCTCACAACAACAATGGATGGCCTTCTATGTTGGGTGTTGATTTTAAAAATTGCAGTGAGAACGGGGTGGGAGAATACAAAGTGTTAAAACAAATACACAATGCTGACTCTTATGATAAAATTTTAGTAAATCATACATCTCCATGGAGAGTACACACACCAAATCATCCTGTACATAAACACAGCAATGACAGGCAACACAACGATTTCATGTTGACTGATGTGGAATATCATAGTAAAGTAAACAAGCAGATGAAAATTGTCAATCAATATCTAAAAAAATATTATGATCCAACATATCAATTGGACATATACAATTTGATAGTAGATAAACTGTTATCTTTAAAAAATGCAATTCATATAACATTCCATGATCCTGAGGATACTGCTAAAATTAACAACAACTATAATGAATTATGGAAAACTCATCCTGGAAATATCAATCATATGTCTCCGATAGGGAACGAAGTAGTTGCAGACAAAATTAAAAAATTATTATGAGTTACATAGACGCACTATACAAAAGAGACGAAGACAAAATTTACGTTGTAGAACGTGATCCTAAAAAGGGTCGTGTGTTCGTGGAGTATGATGCACGTTACGTTTTCTACTACGAGGACGCAAGGGGTAAGCACAGAAGTATGACTGGTGCACCTCTACAACGAGTACAGTGTGCAACGCAGAAAGAATTCATAAAAGAACAGAGGATAAGATCCAACAAGCAATTATACGAACAGGATATAAATCCTGTGTTCAGATGCCTTGAAGAGAACTACCTGGGCAAGGAAACTCCAAAACTGAACACAATGTTCTTTGATATTGAAGTAGACTTTGATCCTGAAAGAGGTTATTCAACAACAGATGATCCGTTCATGCCCATAACTGCCATAAGTTGTTACATGAGCTGGACTGACCAATTGGTCACACTAGCAGTGCCACCAAAAACAATCAACATGCAGGAAGCAAAGGTGTTGACTGAGAGATTCCCCAATACAATGTTATTTGAGAAAGAGAAGGACATGTTAGATGCATTCCTGGAATTGGTGCAAGATGCAGACATACTATCAGGTTGGAACAGTGAAGGTTATGATATTCCGTACACGGTGGGAAGGATACAGAAAGTATTGAGTTCAGATGATACAAGAAGATTATGTTTTTGGGGTGAGAAACCCAAGAAGAGAGTATTTGAAAAATACGGCAGAGAACAGTTAAGTTTTGATCTAGTTGGTAGAGTGCATTTGGATCTGTTAGAATTATACAGGAAATACACATACGAGGAAAGACATAGTTTCAGACTAGATGCGATAGGTGAACATGAACTGGGCGAGAGAAAAACTGTGTACGAGGGATCGCTTGATGCACGTGACAAGAATGACTTCGGATTGTTCATAGAATACAACAGACAGGATACAGCACTACTGGCCAAACTTGAGAAGAAATTAAAGTTCATAGAACTTGCGAATGAGATAGCACACCAGAACACTGTACTACTACAAACCACAATGGGTGCAGTTGCGGTAACAGAACAAGCCATAGTAAACGAGACACACAGGCGTGGCATGATTGTCCCGGGCAGAAAGTACAAGAAAGATGGTGAAGAGAATCAACCGGCGGCGGGAGCCCACGTGGCAACCCCACAAAAAGGAATACATGACTGGATAGGCTCCGTTGATATCAACTCTCTGTATCCTAGTGTAATTAGGGCACTGAACATGGGACCAGAGACCATCATAGGACAGATAAGGCCAGTGATCACATCAGCGGAGATCAACAGGGCCAAACATGCCAAGAAATCATTTGCGGCGGCATGGGATAGTCAGTTTGGTAGTTGGGAGTATGTTGCAGTGATGAACAAGGAGAAAGGCACAGAAGTTGTAGTAGACTGGGAAGATGATACCAGTGTGAGGATGAGTGCGGCACAACTGTATGATTTAGTTTTTGAAGGCAACAACAAATGGATGTTGAGTGCAAATGGTACAATATTCACATACGAATACGAAGCAATTATTCCGGGCCTGCTGAAACGTTGGTATGAAGAGCGACAAGAGATGCAGAGAAAAATGCGTGAGTGTGGTGACAATGAGATTGAAAGAGAGTATTGGGATAAAAGGCAACTTGTAAAAAAGATTAATTTGAACAGTCTTTATGGTGCAATCTTAAATCCAGGTTGTAGATTCTTTGATATAAGGATCGGACAGAGTGTGACACTCACAGGTAGATGTATCACAAAACACATGGCCAGCAAGGTCAACGAGATCGTGACAGGCGAGTACGACCATAAAGGCGAGAGTATTGTGTACGGAGATACAGATTCCGTTTACTTCTCAGCATACAACACATTACAGAAAGAAAT